GACAGCAAGGCGGCCAGCGAGTCGATCAAGAACCGCACCAAGACCCGCAGTTACTACATTCGCCAGGCCGGCGACGACCCCGAGGAAGTGTTCGAGGAGCTGGCCCGCGAGGAGGAGGAGCTGCGCGAAAAAGGCCTGCTGCCCCCAGTGGGCGAGGGCTCCACCGACAACCCCACGGATCCAGACGATGACGAAGACGAAACGCGCGACGCCGCCTGACCAGGTGGTGCGCACGATCCAGAGCGCCCCGATGGCTCGGGCCTTGACCGTGGTCGAGGACAGCATCGACCTCGAAAAGCGCACGGTCGAGGTCGCCGTCTCCAGCGAGTACCCGTTCCGGCGGTGGTTCGGCATGGAGATCCTCGACCACTCCCCGCAGGCCGTCGACCTGACCCGACTGAAGAACGGCGCCCCGCTGCTCGACCAGCATGGCCGACAGATCGGGGTGGTCGAGGACGCCTGGATCGATGGCGACCGCAAGCTGCGCGCCAAGGTGCGCTTCTCGCGAGGCGAGTATGCCGAGGAGATCTGGCAGGACGTGGTCGACGGCATTCGCCGCAACATCTCCTGCGGCTACCTGATCCACGAAATGGTGCTCGAGAGCGAGCGCGATGGCGTGGACACCTACCGCGTTACCAAGTGGGAGCCCTACGAGGTTTCTTCCGTTTCCATCCCGGTTGACCCGACCGTCGGCGTCGGCCGTTCGCTAGACCAGCAGCAGCACACCATCACCGTAAAGGAAAGACGCATGGATCCTAAGCAGCAGAGCACCCAAGGCGCCGACGACCAGACTCCCGGCTCCACTACCACTGTCGTCAGCGGCGGCGAGCAGCAGCGTGGCCTGACCACGCCGGCCGCGCCGCGCGACGATATCCTGGCCCAGGAGCGTCAGCGCGTGGCGGACATCACCGCCATGGGCGATCGCTTCAACCAGCGCAGCCTGGCGACCGACGCCATCCAGAAGGGCTACAGCGTCGACCAGGTGCGCGCCATGATCCTGGAGCGCATCAACCCGCAGTCGGCCCCGGCCGGTGGCGGCCAGGGTGGCGACCTGCCCAAGTTCGGCCAGCAGCGCAACGTGACCACCGAGGGTCTCGGCGTCAGCGAGAAAGAAGCCCAGCAGTATTCGCTGATGCGCGCGCTCAACGCAGCCGCCACCAACGACTGGAGCAAGGCCGGCTTCGAGCGCGAGCTCTCGATCGCCACCGCCGACGCCCTGGGCAAGGAAGCGCGCGGCTTCTTCGTGCCGCATGACATGCTGATGCGCGCGATGATCCACCACCCCAATGCTGCCCTGCGCCGCGGCCTTGAGGTCGGCGCCCCCGGCAAGGGCGGCGAGCTGGTGGCCACCGACCTGCGCATCGATCAGTTCATCGACATCCTGCGCAACAAGACCGTGATCGCCCAGCTGGGCGCGCGGATGCTCTCCGGCCTCGAGGGCGACCTCGACCTGCCGAAGAAGGTCAGCGGCTCGAACTTCTACTGGCTGGGCGAGAAAGAGGACGTGAACCTCTCCGACTTCGACCTGGCGACCCTGCCGATGAAGCCGAAGACCATCGCCGGCGGCATTCCGGTCACCCGCAAGTTGCGCAAGCAGGCCGCGCTGTCGGTCGAGGCGCTGATCGTGGACGACCTGATCAGCGGTATCGGCGTGGCCATCGACCTGGCGATGCTCAAGGGCACCGGCACCGACAACCAGCCGCTGGGTCTGCTCAACCAGACCGGCCTGGGTGCGATCGAGTACGGCGCCGACGGCATCAACTGGGGCAAGGTGGTCGACATGGTCACCAAGGTGGCGACCTACAACGCCGACCAGGGCGCCCTGGCGTACCTGACCGACGTGATCCAGCGCGGCGCCGCCCAGCAGACCGAGAAGTTCTCCGGTACCGGCAAGACGATCTGGGGCGACGACAACCGCGTCAACGGCTACCGCGCCGAGGCCACCAACCAGATGCCGATCGATACCTGGATCTTCGGTGACTTCAGCCAGATCGTCATCGGCATGTGGGGCGTGCTGGATCTCAAGCCTGACCCCTACGCCCTGGCCGGGCAGGACGGCCTGATCGTCCGCGTGTTCCAGGATCTCGACGCCAACACCCGCCGCCCCGAGTCGTTCTGCGTGGCGACCAAGGCCACCGGCTAACAACTACCCAAGCGGGCAGGCTTGAGGGGCTCCGGCCCCTCTTTTTTCTCCCTACTACCGAGCAGGTATTCCCATGGCTCAGCAAGAGATCGACCAGGTCGAGGTGATCGCGCTCGACGACTTCCGCTCGCGCGGCGAGCTGGTCAAGAAGGACAGCCCCTTCAAGTGCACCAAGGGCACCGCCAAACAGCTGGTGGCCACCGGCAAGGCTCGCTGGCCGGAAAAGGAAGCGAAGCCCGACGACGACGGCGGCGCCGGCAAGAAAGCCCCGGCCGCTAACGCGAAGAAAGAGCCAGCGAAAGAGCCGGCTAAGTCATGATCGGCGCCGACGACCTGGACGACTTCTTCGACCCGGACGAGTTCGGCTGCGAGGTGCGCCTGGTCGTCGGTGACGACGTGATCGAGATTCGCGGCATGCGCCGCCCGGCACCCCAGCCGACCGACCTGCGCCAGGGCAACCGCTCGCAGGGTGGCGTGCGGGCCAAGCCGGGCGAGCGGGTGCTGCAGATCGCGGCGCATGACCTGCCGACCGACTGGCCCGAGCGGCGCGTCGAGATCGCCGAGGGGCACTTCACCGCGGTGGAGGTGCTGCCGATCGGCCGCATCCGGGTGGGTCTGGTCCTGGTGCCCTACAGCGAGAGGACGACCGAGCATGCAGGGTGGCTTCGAGATTAGCCTGCGCATGCGCGAGGCCCAGAACCGTATGCCCGAGCTGATCGAGGCCACGGCCAAGCAGCTCGAGCTGGCGGTGGGCCGCGCCCTGCGCAAGACCGGCCAATGGCTGCGCACCCACTCGGTGCGCGAGTTGGGCCGCGAGCTGGGCATCACCCAGGCGCCGCTGCGGCAGCGCTTCCGGCTCTATCCGCGCGTCGAGGACGGCCAGGTCAAAGTATGGGTGGGCCTGCGGCCGATCTCGGTGCACTACCTGGGCAGCCCGGCGCAGACCGTGACCGGCGTGCGTGTCGGCCGGCAGAGCTACGACGGCGCCTTCGTCAACCCGATGCGCAGCCGGCACATGCTGGTGTGGCGCCGCAAAGGCCGCGAGCGGCTGCCGATCGAGCGCGTGACCCAGGAGATCGCCGAGCTGGGCGAGGCCGTGGTGCAGCGCTGGGAGACGCGGGTGGAGGCCCGCTTCATCGAACTGTTCGAGCAAGAGGTGCGCTATGTCCTTTCGTCCGCTTGAGCAGCCGTCGGACCTGTTCGACGCGATCCGCGCGGTGCTCCTGGAGCGCATCCGAGACATCCACGTCGGCAACTACGACGACTTCGGCGCGGCCGAGGCCGGCCGCGCCGGTACCGGCGGCGAGATCCTGATCGAGTTCGAGCGCACCACGCCCGCCGAGCGCGCGCCCGACGGCCGCTACGGCTACGAGTACGCCATTACCCTGCACTGCGTCGTGGGCCGGCACCGGCACCGCGCCGCCCTCGAGGCGGTGAACCTGGCGGCCGTCGTCCAGCGGGTGGCCACCGATGCGCTGTGGGGCTTGCCGGTCGACCAGATCAAGCGCCCCGAGCAGCTACGCGCCGAGCCCAGCTTCTACAAGCAGGGCGCCAACGGCTATGACGCCTGGGGCGTGAGCTTCAACCAGCGCATCACCCTCGGCCCGAGCCTGGCCGAGGAAGACCCGATCACGGTGGCCATGCCGGGCATTGCCTGGAAAGTCGACAACGATCTCGACGTCGACGACGAGGCCAGCTACCAGCCCCTGGACGAGCCATGAGAGACCTGATCGACGCGCTGATCCGCGACGCCCTCGCACCCTACCTGGAGCGTATCGCGCACATCGAGGACGAGATCGAGGACTTGCACCGCCGCGCCCGCAACCAGGGCCGCCGGGGCGTGGTGGTGGCGGTCGATCACGACAAGGGCATGTGCAAGGTGCGCCACGGCGGCAACACCACGCCGTGGATCCGTTGGGCCTGCGCTGCAGCCGGCGAAGTGAGCGAGTGGCGCCCGCCCTCGGTGGGCGAGGGCTGCGAGCTGATCAACCACGGCGGCGGCGACGACAGCGGCCAGACCATCGCCGTGCCGGGCATTCCGACCGCCGCCTACCCGCCGCCGGGCAGCAGCGCCACGCTGCACCGCGTGACCTACAAAGACGGCGCCGTCGCCGAGTACGACTTCGGCAGTCACGTGAACAAATGGACGAATGGACAAACGTCCATCACTCACGACCGCGACGGCATCGAGCTGATGCACGGCGGTAATGGCATCCGCATCGATGCCGCCGGCGTGCACGTGATCGGCAGCGGCCTGGACCATAACGGCACCAACGTCGGCGAAGACCACAAGCACGATGGCGTTACGCCCGGCACTGGCAAAACGGGAGAGCCCGAATGATCGGCATGGACCGAGAGACCGGCCGCACCATCGACGGCTGGGCGCAGTTCGTCTCGCGCGCGACCCAGGTGCTGACCACGCCGGTCGGCGGGCGTGAGCACCGCCGCCGCTTCGGCTCGCGGGTGCCCGAGCTGCTGGGCCGGCTGACCAGTGACGAGGTGCTGATCCTGGCCCAGAGCCGTGGCCTCGCGGCCTTTTACGAGCCGCTCAACGGCTTGACCGATTTCACCCCCACGCGCTGCCTCGCCCGCCGCCACGCCACCGGCCTACGCCTGGTGTTCGAGGGCCGCTGGGTGGGCCGGCGCGTGTCGTTCGAGGTAGACGTCTGATGCTGATACCCGGCCAGAACAAGCTCGCCGAGCCCGAGATCGTCGCGGTACCGCGCTTCGAGACGCTGCTCGAGCAGTTCAAGCAGGCGGCGATCGGCTACATCGCCGAGGGCGACCCGGCCATGGCGGCGCGGGTGGCCGAGACGCTGGAGAACGAGGCCGAGGTGTTCACCAAGCTGCTGGAAGCGGCCACGGTGATGCTGCAGGCCGAGCGGCGCCACAAGAACGAGCAGATCAAGCAGATGCTGGCCTGGTGGGCCAAGGGCTCGAACCTGGACGCCAAGGTCGCCGACCTGGGCCTCGAGCGGCAGACGATTGACCCGGGCGACCCGAACGCCTTTCCGCCGGTACCGCCGGAGATGGAGAGCGACGAGCGCCTGCAGCTGCGCTACTACCTGGCACCCCACGCGCCCGCCGCCGGCTCGCGGCTGCACTACCGCACCGAGGCGCTGACGCTCTCGGGCCGCGCCCGGGTGCGGGTGGAGACGCCCGGCCCGGGCGAAGTGGTGGTGCGCTACCTGTTCGAGGAGGACGAGTGGCCCGCCAAGATCAAGGACGCCGCTGCCCGGCGCACCGCGCCCGGTCAGGTCGAAGTGCGGATGCTCTCGCGCGAGACCGCCGACGGCACGCCCAGCGCCGAGCTGCTCGACGCGGCGCGGATGCACTTCGCGCGCAACGACGTGCGCCCGGAGACCGACGAGGTGATCCTCGCGGCGGCCGAGGTGGTGCCCTACAAGATCCGCGCGAAAGCCTACATCCACCCCGGCCCGGACAGCGTACTGACCGAGGACGACGCTATCGCCCGCTTGCAGGCCTACGCCGACCAGCAGCACGCCCTGGAGGGCGAGGTCGACCCGAGCTGGGTCTATCACTACCTGCACGAGAGCGGGGCGGTGCGTATCGATCTGCTCGAGCCGCTCGCGCCGGTCAGCGCGGAGTGGTACCAGGCGCCCTGGTGTGAGGCGATCGAGCTGGAGGTGGTGACGCAATGAGCGAGATCCGCGAGCACTACAGCCTGCTGCCCGAGAACGCCAGCCGCACCGAGCGCGCCTTCGAGCGCGCCTTCGGCGACCTGCTCGCGGCGATCGACGCGCCGTTTCCCGAGCTGCTCGACCCGCAGCGCACGCCGGCCGCCTTTCTGCCGTACCTGGCGGCCGATCGCGGCGTGAACGAGTGGAACGCCAACGCGCCGGAGATCGAGAAGCGACGCACGGTGGCCGCCGCCTGGCCGACCAAGCGCCTTGCCGGCACGCGCCGCGCCCTGGAGCTGGCGGTGCGCTCGCTGGGCCTCGAGCCCGAGGTGATCGCCTGGCACAAGACCGACCCGCAGGGCGACCCGTACCACCTGCACGTGGTGGCGGTGAACCGCGATGCCCTGGACGGCAACGCCCAGGAGCGCCTGCAGCGGCGCCTGGAGGAGGCCAAGGCCGAGCGCGACGTGCTGACGCTGGAGATCGTCGGCGAGTCCCGCGGCTGGGCCTATGTCGGCGCGGTGACCTACGACGGCGACATCACCTACGTCTACCCCTACGCCGCGGAAGGCACCGAGGTCAGTGGGCCGTTCTACCTGGCGATCGGCCTCGACACGATCGATACCGCCACCGTCTACCCGCAGCCCTAAGCGAGAAACACCATGCCTCAGTTCTATACCGTGCTGACCCAAACGGGTCAGAACAAGATGGCCAATGCCATCGCGCTCGGCACCATGATCGAGATCACCGCCCTGGCAGTGGGCGACGGCGGCGGCAGCCTGCCCAACCCGACCCATACGCGCACGGCGCTGGTCAACGAAGTGCGCCGCGCGCCGATCAACCGTGTCGACGTCGACGGCGACAACCCGAACTGGCTGATCGTCGAGCAGGTGCTGCCGCCGGACGTGGGCGGCTGGACGATCCGCGAGGTGGGCCTGTTCGACGCCGACGGCGACCTGATCGGCTACGGCAACTACCCCGAAACGTTCAAGCCCACGCTGGACCAGGGCAGCGGCCGGACGCTGACGATCCGCATGGTGCTCGAGGTGACCCACACCGCGGCGGTGACCCTGCGCGTGGATCCCTCGGTGGTGCTCGCGACCCGCAAATATGTCGATGACCAGCGCGTTGCGCATGAGGCCGGTCGAGCCCACCCGCTGGCCACCGAGACCGAGCGTGGCATGGTGGTCCGGGCCAGCCAGACCATGGTGAATGCCGGCGAGGATGACGAGAAGTTCGTCTCGTCGAAGAAGCTCAAGGATTGGGCCGCTCAGTGGGTAAAGCAGGCGACCGAGACCGTTGCCGGCATGCTCAAAGTAGCTACTCAGGAACAAGTTGATAACGGGGCTAGCGATGAAACGGCGGTGACACCGAAGAAGCTGCGGTGGAATGTCGCGTTCACCAGATCCGCAAGTGGATATTTAGCATTGCCGTCATGGCTGGGAGGAATAATTATCCAATGGGGTCGCACTCCCCAATCAGTATCCGATGGAAACGTCACTGCAAATTTCCCAATTCAATTTCCTAATCAATGTTTTTCCGTGACGCTCGTGGCGGACCACACAACGGGTATTCAACAAAAAACGGCCATCAGGTCGGCTCGTGATAGAACCCCTAGCGGATTCCAGTACGGCGCCTGGGATGATACCAGTACTCGAGTCGGCGGTTTTGGGTCGGATTTCATCGCCATCGGCTGGTAAGGAGGAAAGATAATGTTTTTCAGCGCGAAAACTAGGGCCTTCTACCCATCTAGCTTAAAAGCTAGATATACGGCGAATAACAGTTGGCCAGATGACGCCCTTGAAGTCACCAGCGAGGAGTGGCAAACCTACGGCGAGGGCGAGCCACCAGAAGGCATGCAGCGCGGCGCCGACGAGAACGGCCGCCCGACCTGGGTGCCGATTCCGCCTGCTGACCTCGACACTCTCGCCGCTCGCCAGCGCGCCGCCATCGATGCCGAGCGCGATAAGGCCTTCGCCGCCGGCCTGCCCTACGAGATTGCCGGGCATGACGACGTGGTGCAGACCCGGCCGCAGGATCAGATCAACCTGCTGGGCCTGAGCGCCAAGGCCAAGCGCCTGATTGACGCCGGCGACACCGAGACCACCTTCACCTTCCGCGGGCTTTCGAACGTCAACCGCACGCTGACGGCCGAGCAGATGGACGCCCTCGCCCTGGCCGCCCTGGCGCACATCGAACAGATCTACGGGCGCTCCTGGGCGCGCAAGGATGCGATCGACGCCGCCCTCGAGGACGAGGATCTCGACGACGACGCCAAGCGCGCGGCGATCGAGGCCGTGACCTGGTAGCCGCCCGGCTCGCCTGACTGAATCACCCACCGCCGCCTGGCGGTTTTTTTGTGCCTGGAGAACGCAATGGCTCAATCCCGCAAGACCTACACGGTCCTGGTTCCGTTCCCGTATCGCGGGCACTGGACCGCCAAGGGCCAGAAGCTCGACCTGCTGCCGTGTGAGGCCGCGCAGCTGCTGCGCGCCGGCCGACTCGGCGACCCATCCACCCAGGCGGCGAAAAAGCCCGCCGAGAAGAAGGCTGACTGACCATGCCCGAGATTCCCAACTTCGAGCACAACGGCATCTCGATCGAGACGAAGCGGCCACCGGAGCCCATGGGGCCGCTGGGCGAAAACGTCGTCGGCCTCGTGGTGACCGCCCCGGATCGTGACGCCGACAAGATCGCGCTCAACGTGCCGTTTCGCATCGCCAACCAGGGCGACGCCCAGCTGCTGGACACCACCGGCGACGAGCAGGGCACCGGCTGGCATGCCGTGAGCGAGCTGCTCAAGAAAGCCGGCGTGCCGGTCTACGTGATCGTGGTCGAGGAAGGCGCCACCGACGAGGAGACCAAGGCCAATGTGATCGGCGGTATCGATCCCGAATCGGGCCAGCCGCTGGGCATCGCCTCGCTAGCCGGCTGCCGCGAGGTGCCGACCATCATCGCCGCGCCCGGCTTCTCGCATGAGCTGGCCGTGGCCCAGGAGCTGGCGACCATGGCCCGGCGGCTGATGTGCCGCCCGGTGCTGGACTGCCCCGACGTGCCGATCGACGACGCCATCGACTACAGCGAGAGCCTGGGCGGCGAGGGCACCGGCTTTCGCCGCTGCTACCTGGCCTACCAGATGGCCGAGATCTACTCCCGCGCGGCCCAGGGCAACATCTTCGTGGCGCCCTCGGTGCATGCCGTCGGTGCGCTCGCGGCGGTCAAGCCGTGGGAGTCGCCCGGCAACCAGGGCGTGCTGATCCAGGGCGTGTCGCGTCACGTCGACTACAACATCCTGGACAAGAGCACCAACGGCGACCTGCTCAACCGCTGGGGGATCAGCTACTACGCGCGCACCTCACTGGGCGGTTTCTCGCTGATCGGCAACCGCAGCGTGACCGGCGAGTTCATCTCGCACGTGGGCCTCGAGGACGCGATCTGCCGCAAGCTGGTCTCGGCCAGCCAGAAGGCGATGGCCAAGAACCTGACCAAGAGCTTCATGGAGCAGGAGGTGCGCAAGGTCGACGCGTTCATCCAGGACCAAGTGGCCGCGGAGATCATCCCGGGCGGGCGCGTCTATCTGCACCCCACGCTCAACACCGTGGAGCGCTACAAGAACGGCAGCTGGTACATCGTGATCGAGTACGGCCGCTACTCCCCCAACGAGCACATGATCTTCCACGTCAACGCCGTGGACAGCATCGTGGAAGAGTTCCTGCAGGAGGTGCTCTAAGCCATGGCAACTGAACGCAAAAGAATGATGCTCGCGGGCAGCCTCAACGGCTGGCCGCTGATGCACCAGCTCGAGGAGTTCACCCCGGTGAACATCGAGAAGGAGATGGAAGCGGCCCAGGGCGGCCGCTTCGCGCCCGAGCAGATGATGGTCGGCCTGCGGCAGCTCGAATGCTCGGTGACGCTGAGCGGCGCCGGCTACGAGCTGATCATCGCCCAGGGCATCGGTGCCGGCGATACCGTCGAGCTCGACGTGCGCGAGTCGCAGGAAGATCTCGAGGGCAACGCTTTCGCGGTGTGGCACCAGGTGGGCGGCGAGGTGACCAAAGTCGATCGCAATGCTGCGAAGATGAAGGAGAAGCCCTCGGTCACGCTGACGATCGCCCCGGTGCGCTCGCGCATGCTGGAGAACGGCATCACCCTGCATGACATCAACCTGCGCACCCAGGTGATCAACCTGGGCACTGGCGACATCATGGAGCGCCACCGCCGCAACGTCCTGATGCCCTGACCGGCCGTAAGAGCCGCCGCACGCCGCCCTGCACCTCGCTGGGCGGCGTTTTTCATGCCTGCACCCCGAGGATTACCCCATGTGGAAACCCGCACCGCACCCCCTTCGCTGGCCGCTGACCGTGGCCGACGAGGCCCTGACCGCGCTGACGCTGCGCCCGATCCTGCACGGCGAGCACGCCGACCTGATCGCGCGGATGGAGGCCCACAAGGCCGAGCAGGCCGCCCAGGGCAAGCCGCTGGACGACGACGAGTATGACAACCAGGTGTTTCTCGCGCTGGCGGTGCTGACCACCGGCCTCGAGGAGAAAGCGCTGCTGAAGCTCAAGCGCCCCGATTTCAACGGCCTGGCCCAGCGCGTGTTCGAGCTGGTCAGCGCCAAGTCGCTGGCGTTCATGGATGCCGACATGCGCGCCCGGGCCAGCGACCCGGACGCCCCGCCGCTGTTGGTGCCGATCAAGTGCAGCGACGGCATCACCCGCGACGCGATCACGCTCGAGGTGCCCGACCTCGAGGCGACCCAGATGATGCGCAAGATCAGCGATCGCCGCGAGCGCGCCGAGTTCATCACGGCCAAGTGCACGGGGCTAATGGTGCAGGATCTCGCCCTGCTCACCGCGCCGGACTGGAACACCCTGCAGGGGCGGCTGAACGATTTTTTGAACATGACGGGCGACTTCTTTCGCCTCGGGACATCGACGTCCTGACGGACGTGATCCCGCTGGTTTACCAGGTGAGCGAGCGGGATCTCCTGAAGTGGCCCGTTGACAAGGCACTGCGCCGCTACGAGCTGGCGATGAAGCGGCTGAAGGCCGGACATTAGGAGCCGTCATGGCGAGCAGATACAGCGTCACCCTGGCCGCCGAGGACGGCTACAGCGCCGCGTTCCGGTCCTTCGCCGATGCCAGCCGGGAGATGGAAGAGCAGATTCGCGGGAATCAGGCGGAGCTGCGCAACCTGAACCGGGTAGCCCGCGAGATGAGCGGCTACCAAGGCCTGCAGAACGACCTGCAGGCCACCGGCACCGCCCTGGAGGAGGCGCGCGAGAAACAGGCGCGCCTGGCCCGGGAGATGCGCCAGGCCGAGGAGCCGAGCAAGCGGCTGCAGCGCGAGTACGACCGCGCCACGGCCACCGTCTCGACCCTCTCGGCCGAGCATCGCGCCCAGACCAATGAGCTGAACCGGCTGGAGGGCTCGCTGCAGAGTGCGGGCGTGGATCTCTCGCGCTTCGCCGACGAGCAGCGCCGGATCGAGGACGCGACCCGCTCGACCAACGCGGTGCTGGAAGACCAGCGCTCGCGCATGCAGGCGGTCAGCGATGCCCAGGCGCGCGTTACGGCCGCCGAGGGGCGGATCGCCGACAACCGCGCCGAGCGGTCGCGCCTGCGCGGCGAGATCGCCGAGACCATCGCCCTGGGCTACATCGCCAGCCGGCCGATCAATGCGGCGATGAATCTCGAAACGTCGATGGCCAACCTCGGCAAGGTGTTCGACTTCGAGGAGGGCGAGCGCGACCGCATTGCGAGCGCCAACCTGCGGCTGGCCGGCGACCGATTGGTCGCTTCTGGCGGGCTGCGCGCGACCGACCTTGCCGATATCCAGTACGCCGCGGGGCAGTCGGGCATCTTCGAGGGCATGAGCGCCGAGGATCGCTTCGCTGGCTTGATGGACTTCACCCGGCAGGCGGCGATCATGGCCTCGGCCTTCGACGTGGATGCCGGCACGGCCGGTTCGTCGATGGTCTCCTGGCGCATGGGCATGGGCCTGGACGGCGACCAGGTCGCCCAGCTGGCCGATGCGATCAACTTCATCGGCAACAGCTTCAACACCAATGCCGCCGACGTGGGCGAGCTGGTAACCCGCCAGGGTGCCCTGGCGACGAACGCCGGCATGACGCCGGAGCAAGCCGCCGCCCTGAGCGCGGCCTTCCTCAACCCCGGTACCGACGCGAACGTCGCCGGTACCGGTATGAAAAACTTCCTGCTGGCCCTCAACCAGGGCGGCGCCGCTACCGGCCGCCGCCGCGACGCCTGGGAAGAGCTGGGCTTCTCGCCCGAGGATCTCGCCCGCCGGATGCAGCAAGACGCGCCGAGCGTGATTCAGGACGTGCTGAAGGCCATCCGCTCGCTGCCCGAGGATGAGCGCACCGGCGTTACCGAGACGCTGTTCGGGCGGGAATCGATCTCGGCGATCTCGCCGCTGTTGGCCAACCTGGACGAGGTAGACCGCGCCTTCTCGCTGGTGTCGGATGGTGCCCGTTACTCGGGCTCGATGATGCGTGAGGCCGAGACGGTGGCGGACACCAGCCGTACCGGCCTGAATATGTTCACGGCCGAGATGGCGCGCCTGACCACCGAGATCGGCACCGCGATGCTGCCGGTGTTCAATGCCGTGCTGCCGCCGCTGACGGCGGTAGTTGGCTATATGGCCGACTTCACCAGCGAGAACAGCGAGCTGGTAGGCGTGCTGGCTGCCGGTGCGGCCGGCCTGATCGCAATGAAAGCGGCGGTGCTGGGCGTGCGCTACGCCGGCCTGCTGACCGGACAGGTGTTCAACCAGGGCGCGCTGATGCGCGCCAGACTCGACCAGCGCACCGCGCAGACGGCCCTGGTGGCTGACGGCGCCGTGACCCGCCTGAACGGCGCGATTGCCCGCCTGGCCGCCGTTGGCGGCGCTGCCGGCGCAGGTGGCGGCCGTGGCCGTCGTGGTGCCGGCATGGGCGGTGCCGCTGCCGGGGCCGCCGGCGCTGCCGCCGCGGGGCGTGCAGCACCAGCCGCCGCGACTGCTGGCCGGGCCGCTCCTGCGGCTGCGGCCGGTGGCTGGCGGGGCACTATGGCCGGCATCGGCAACAGCAGGGCCATGCGCTGGGGCGGCCGGGTGGCCATGCCCCTGGCCCTGATCGGCGGTACCGCTGGCATCGCCCACGCCGCCAGCGACGGCGACGCCGAGACGATCGGCGGTGCGACCGGCAGCATGCTGGGCGGCATGGGCGGCTGGATGGGCGGCGCGGCCGGCGGGGCTGCCCTGGGTACGATGATCCTGCCCGGGGTGGGTACCGCGGTGGGAGGTGCCGTGGGCGGCATTGCCGGCGGTATCGCCGGTACCGCAGCGGGGCAGTACGTGGGCGAGAAGGCCGGCGCGCTGTGGCGCTGGGCCTTCGGCGACGACGAGCCCGACGAGAAAGCCGACCGCCTCGAGGCGATGCAGCGCAACATGCAGCCGGCCGCCGCCGGCAGCAGTAGCAGCGGTGGCGGCGGTGGGATCCTGGGCGGCTCCGGCAGCTTCACCCAGCAGGTGCGCGAGGCGACTGCTACCGCGCCCGCCGAGACGACGGCGCCGGTTGCGCCGCCGTTGCTCGCGGCCCGGGCCCTGGCGGCTGCCGAGGCGGTGGCACCGCCCGCGCTGGGCGGTGGTGGCGGCGTGCTGGGTACCGGCAGCGGTGGTTTCACCCAGCAGGTGCGCGAGGCTGCCGAGGTGCACCGTCTGGCCCTCGAGGAGCTGGACGAGCGGCTGAGCAACCCGCCCAGCCTGCTCGCGGCGCCGA